TAGGTCATTCTATTAACGAAATCAATAGTGCCGTTAGAAAATCACATGTTGTACATATTTCAGTAAAACAAGAAACAAATGTATTAGAAGAAATATTACAATCTATGCCAGATCCAAAAAAAGAGGATATAAATTGACTCCTGAAATTAATTCTTTACTAACTCTTATTGAATGTTCTCTCATTGAACATGAGGTCCCCGATTATTTAGAAGTGTCATATCAAAGCGACCACATTTATGTCCTATTGTCAAAAGAATCTTACAAAAATATTCCTATTTATGAAAGAATTCAAGGAGTTTATGCATTAATTCAATTTGATCATAGCGAATTATTAGAAGATTATGCTATAATTGTTGAATGTTTAGATCCAGAAGAATTGAAAGGACTTTTTGACCTATATGGAAAAAAATATTAATGATTCTTTAGATCATTTATTTAAATATATCCATAATGAAATTGGTGTTCAATATGATTCTATTGAAAAACAATTAGGAAAAGAACATCGCGATTTTCTTTTAGCATCTTTTAAAATACTCATGGAAAAGTTTGGTCATGCAATAGATCATATCAAAACGGATTTTAAAGATGAAGAATGAAATCAAACCAGGACCATTCGTCGATAAATTAATTGCAAAATATTTAAATCTTAGTAGAAAGAAATATTCTACTAATGCCTCTAGCGCTTTTATATTATTATCAAAATTCGTGGATCAAAACCCTTGCGGATTTAACATTGATTTCAAAAAACAATTAAATTTTCAATTTTGTAAAGTGACGCTAAATACTTATAATAAAGATTATGAAGCATCAGATGGTTATTTACCAATGGCTATTTGTCTTCTATTTATAAATTCTTGGGCCAAACCTTTAAAATATTATAATTACGAGTTTTTAAAAGCTGAATACGAACTTTATAAACAATCATTGGAATCAGAAGAAGTTATTGATTTGGAAGATGAATTGCATCCAGATATTCCCGAATTATTTCGTTTATTAAATGAAGATCAAATAAAAGCCTTGGTCAAATATGCAAATAGATAATTCTTTAATATTTGGTAAAAATCCAACAGAACGAATAGTTAGTCTCGAATCAAATAATGATTGTATGGAACTTTTTATCCAAGATGAAAACGGAGAAGTCATTAGTAAAGAAATTCCTAATAGATTCTGGCTTGTTTGTAATGAAGATCTTGGTGGTTTTAAAAGATTAAAAGGTGAATCTCATTACAAATGGGGAAAGCAATTCACTAATAAAAGAGATCTATACGCATTTAAAAACCATTATATCCAAAAGGATATATTCGTAATTTATGATAATAAAGAATCTTCAATGGTTTTAAAGGGCTTAACTTATTACAAGGGAATGAAACCAATAGATGTTTCCATATTGAGTTTTGACATTGAAACCACTGGTTTATTTCATGATGAAAATGCGAAAATTCTTTTAATATCAAATACATTTAGAAAAAATGGAGTTATAGTTAAGAAACTATTTGCATATGATGAACATTATGATGAAGGTCAAATGATTTATGAATGGTGTAAATGGGTAAGACAAATGGACCCTTCAATTTTAATAGGACACAATTGTAATGGATTTGATCTTCATTATATTAAATTTATTGCAGATAAATTTGGAGTTGATTTAAAACTTGGACGTGATGAATCAATTATGACCGTTAAAACTAGGGAATCCAAGAAACGTGTAGATGGTTCTAGAGATATTCATTACTTTAAGTCCCATATCTATGGCAGAGAGATTATAGATACCATGTTTTTAAGCATTAATCATGATATGGCGACTAAAAAGTACGTAAGCTATGGTCTTAAACAGATTATAAAGCAAGAAGGGCTAGAAAAGGCTAATAGAACGTTTTATGATGCTTCTAAAATACGTTTCAATTATAAAGATCCAATAGAATGGGAAAAAATCAAAGAATACTGCAAAGATGACTCTGATGATGCATTAGCTCTATTTGATTTAATGGTTCCTCCATTTTTCGAAATAGCTAAATATGTTCCAAAAGGAATGCAACAAATAACGGAATCTGCTTCTGGATCTCAAATTAATTCAATTATGTTAAGAAGTTATATTCAATTTGGTCATAGCATACCAAAAGCATCAGAAGTAACTGAATTTAAAGGAGCTATTAGTTTCGCAATACCAGGAATATATAGAAATATGATGAAAATAGATTTTAGTGGATTATATCCATCAATAATGAGAGAATATAAAGTATATAATAAAGAAAAAGATCCAAATGCTAATTTTTTAGAATTAATTAATTATTTTGCAGAATTTAGATTAAAGTATAAAAAGTTGTATAAAGAAACCGGTCTAAAGGAATATGACGATATGCAACAAGCATGCAAGATTTTTGCGAATTCTATGTATGGATTTCTTTCAACCAATGGGATTAATTTTAATTACCCAAAAGGAGCATCATTTATTACTAAAAAAGCTAGAGAATTATTATCAACAAGTATATTATGGGCAACAGGAAAAAATTATGATTACTGGAATAACTTATTCTTAGAAAAAACCGAATGAAAACTGGAATATACTGTATAAATAATACTTTCAATAACCATAAATATATAGGAAGTTCTTATAATATAAAAAAACGTTTTACTACTCACAAAAATGAATTACGAAAAAATAGACATCATTCTCAGTATCTTCAAAATGCCTGGAATAAATATGGAGAAGATTCCTTTAAATTTATAATATTAACTGAATGTGATAGAGACTTATTATTAATAAAAGAACAAGAACACTTTATAAAATATAATCCAGAATATAATGTATCCAAAAGTTCCATAGCACCAATGGAGGGAAGAAAACATTCTAAAGAAACAAAAAATAAAATGTCTACAATACATAAAGGTAATAAATACAATTTGGGTCATAAATGGACAAAAGATCAAAGAAAAAATATTTTACTGAAAAGAATAGGAAGTAAAAGACCAGAATGTACGAAAAAGAAAATGAGCGATACTGCAAAAAGGATAAATTCAATAGGAAGAATTAATAGAACGATAACAATGAAAAAAATAATGGATTCCAATAATTTAATTTATAATTCATTAAACGAAGCTGCTAAATTAACCGAACACTCAGTTCAAGCGATATGCGATAATTTAAAAGGTAGATCTAAAAAAACAAGGAAAGGTTTAATTTTTAAATATGTTAACTCATGATTTTTTACTAGGACCAGTAGATACAGATTCCATATCATTCTGTAAACCAGACTTTTCTGAATTTACAAAAGAAGAGCAAAATAATTTACTTAAAGAAATTAATTCATATTTTCCAGAATTAATAAGATATGACCATGATGGATATTATAAAACTTGTATAGCATTAAAAGCCAAGAATTACATTTTGCAAAAAGAAGATGGAAAAGTTACTTATAAAGGTTCTTCTTTAAAAGACCAAAAAACTGAAATATCATTAAAAGAATTCAAATATGAAATTATAGATGCCATATTAAAAGAAAAGTACAATTATGAAGAAATATACGTAAAGTATATAAAAGAAGCTTTATACGTAAAAGATATAAAACGATGGTCATCAAAGAAAACTATATCCGAAAAGACTTTCTCAAGTGAAAGAACAAATGAGACGAAAGTTAAAGATGCCATAGCAGGTACCGAATATAAAGAAGGAGACCGTGTTTGGGTTTATTTTGATATTAATCAAAATTTAAAACTAGTAGAAAAGTATAATAATGATCATGATATTCCTACTTTATTGAAAAAAGTCTTTACAGCGTCTAAAACTTTTGATAATATCATTCCTAAAGGAACATTTACCAATTTTTCATTAAAAAATAAGAAAGTTCAAGAATTATTACAGGAATTGAAATGAAATTTAACGATACTGTATATATAAATAATGACTTCTTTCACAATATAGAGGCTAGAGTTTTAGATAAAAGATTATATCTACCATTTGCAGAAGATTACGATGGACCGGAATTTGAATATTTAATAAGAACAGAATGGTCTTTGTATGAAAAATGGGTTAGAGAAACTCATTTAAGTAAGAATAAAATATGAATTTTAGTGTAGACATTAATCCTAATAATCCAGATTTATGTCCTTCAAAAGATTTAATGTTCAAAGCATTAGAAATTACCCCTCTTGAAAAAGTAAAAGTCGTAATAGTTGGTCAAAGTCCTTATCATGGAGAAAATCAAGCAAATGGCTTGGCTTTTTCTGTTAATGAAAATATACAATTACCACCCAGTCTTAAAAATATCTTTAAAGAATTAAAAGATGATCTTGGGATTGAAAATACAAATGGAGATCTTACTTCATGGGCAAAACAAGGAGTGCTGCTTTTAAATGTGGTTTTAACGACTCTTAAAGGACAACCAAAAGCTCATTTTGGTAAAGGATGGGAAGGTTATACGGATACAATTATTAAACAAGTTAATGACCAAAGAGAAAAAGTAATATTTGCACTTTGGGGCGAAAAAGCTCAAGAGAAATTTGATTTAATTAGTGAAAATAGTCATTATGTAATACATGCTGGCCATCCATCGCCTATTAATACCTCCAATCCCTTTTTTGGTTGCAGACATTTTAGTAGCATTAATAATCTTTTAAAATTAAATGGTTTTACAGAAATAGATTGGAAAACATGACCAATCCAAATACTATATGTTTTATTTGCAAAATCCCTATGTATAGAATTCCGTCTAGAATGACGGACCACACGGTTTGTTCATACGAATGTAGAAATAAATATTTTAGTAAGGAAAAAAGTTTCGTTTGGAAAGGTGGTAAAAGAAATATTACTAGAGATAGAGAATTAGAAAAAAATCGTAGAATGGAATATAAACTTAAGGCTGTTAAACATATGGGTGGAAAATGTCAAATTTGTGGATATAATAAATCTATAGCAGCATTAGATTTTCATCACGTTAATCCTCTAGAAAAAGATAAGTCGATAAAGAATTTAATTTGTGGAAGTTGGACTAAAATAGAAAATGAATTAAAAAAATGCATTTTATTATGTGCAAATTGTCATAGGGAGCATCATTACAATGAAAAAAGAACTTGACGAGGCTTTATGTAAGGATTTTCCAAATTTATATAGAAAAAGACATGGAAATATGATGGAAACCGCTATGATGTGGGGTTTTGAATGCGGTTCAGGTTGGCATTCTATAATTAGAAATCTATCTAAAGAAGTTGAAGCTGAAATATTAAAGCTTCCAGAAGAAAGCAGACAATATTGTTGTGCATCACAAGTTAAAGAAAAATATGGAACATTGCGATTTTACATGCATTCTCAAACAGATGAAATGGATTGGCTTATATCTGAAGCTGAACATAAATCTAGTATTACTTGCGAATTATGTGGAAAAAAAGGTAGTATTAGAGCAGATGGATGGATAACTGTTAGATGTGATGATTGTTATTTAGAAAGTTATTTATCAAGATGCGTTGATGGAATTGTTCATGAAGTAAAACAAGTCGAATATGAAAGATATGATGGTAAAAAGGCTTTAAAAAATACTATTGATAATAAACAAGAAAACATAAAAGGAATGGTCATTGATCTAAAAGAAATATTTCATCCTGAAGATGAGAAAGAAAAAATGACCTTAACTGATATTAAAGATTCCATAATTAGATTCATTGACTGGAAATTATATAAAATTACCAGTACTATCAAACATCCCATATGGTTCTTTCAAGATTTAAAACGTTCTATTAAATATAGAATTTGGAAAATTAGGAGATTATTGCGTGTCAGAGTATAAAGTCCCTCTTACAACTATTAAAGAAATATTACCACATCCAAATGCAGATCGGCTTGAAATTGCAGTTGTTTATGGATTTAATGTAGTAGTAGGAAAAGGACAATATGTTGCAGGAAATATGTGCATTTATGTGCCAATCGATAGTATTTTACCTATGGATCTTGAGACCAAATTATTCAGCGGTCCGGATAGTAAGATTAAACTCAATAAAGGAAGAATCAAACAAATAAGAATTAGAGGAGCTTATTCCCAAGGTCTTTTGATAGATACTAAACACGTTGGCGGCATTTTATTTGGAACTGAACTTGAAACTGATTGTTCAACATTTTTAAATATAACAAAATATGAACCACCAGCTGCAAGATATCAAGGAGCCAATCTTGGTGCAAATAAAAGAGATAAACCAAAAGAAAATCCATATTTTCACACATACGGTGGAATAGATAATTTTAAATGGTACCCTGATCTTTTCGCAGAAGGAGAAGAAGTAAGTATAACTGAAAAAATTCATGGAAGTAATATAAGATTTGGACTTGTTCCATATGTTGCTAATAATCCATGGAGAAAACTTTTAAAGTTTCTAAAGCTTGTTCCTGAGTTTGAATGGGTTTATGGGTCAAATCGAGTACAATTGCAACAAAGACGTAGTTATAAAGGATGGTATGGCGAAAATGTGTATGGAAATGTCTTAAAGAAATATAATGCTAAAGATAAAGTCAAACCTGGTGAAATTTGGTATGGTGAGCTTTATGGTGATGGAATTCAAAAGAACTATTCATATGGATGCACAAATGGCGAGCATAAATTAGTAGTATTTGATTTAAAGCTTCAAGATGGAATAGATGCTAAATATATGGATGCAGAATACTTTCTTAATTTAGCAAAAGCCAGAGGATTTGAAACCGTTCCCGAATTATATCGTGGCCCATTTAATATCGATGCTGCAAAATCATTGACTTCTGGAGATAGTGTATTAGTCCCCGCTCAAAAAGTAAGAGAAGGAGTGGTTGTAAAATCATTAAAAGAAACTAATAGCATTATCGGTCGGAAAGTGTTAAAGTTAATAAGTGAGAAATACTTGGAATCAGAACAAACTGCCTTTCATTAGTTGGGGAAATAATACCTAAATGTCAAATATAAACGGAAGAATTAGCATATAATAAAATTATAGAATATGAGGCATTAAATGGGTCACTTTAAAGTGAAAGCTATAACTAACGTAGACGATTTGACGATCGGTCAGATTATAAGTGAAAGTGATTTCGCATCATTAACTCCTAAAGGCAATTTCTTTCAACTCGAATATATTGAAGATGATGATAAAATTGAGCCTTATAAAGTAAAACCAGGTATTTGGGCCATTCAAAAAACTACCGGTAGTTTGAAACTATTCGAAACATCCTTTGTTTCTGATAAAATCTTAGATAGTTTTACAAGTACTACTCATATCACCGATAAAATTGATTGTTTCTTTAATAAAATTCCAGTGTATTATGAAATGGGATTTGAAGTTGCAAAACGAGCTGCACTTCTTTACGGTCCAGCCGGAACAGGAAAATCAACAGCCATTACAAAAGTAGCCAATAAATATTCTTCAGATGGAAAAACAGCCATTGTTATTTGGCATACAGATAAATTTGAAGCATATCAAGTTAAAGACTTTATTAAATCATTTGAATATATTGGAGTTGAAAAGATCATTCTGGTCGCCGAAGATATTGGAGGAGTTGAAATTGAACAAGCTCGTATTAAGTCTGATAGTAGTCTTCTTAGCCTTTTGGATAATCAAGAAAAAACCTTCACGATTCCAACCTTTATATTGGCCACTACTAATTATCCAGCTAGTTTTATGGGAAATCTCACTAATAGGCCTAATCGTTTTGATGATAAAATAGAAGTAGGATATCCAACAAGTGAACAACGTTCAAAGTTACTAGATTTCTTTGCAAAAGGAACTGCATCCATAGAAAGTTTGGAACTAATATCAAAATCAAGTTCAAAGGAATTTTCACCTGCTCATATTCGTGAAGTAGTCATTAGATCAAAATTATATGATAAAACTCTGGAACAAGTAATAAAAGAAATGATTGAAGAGATTCAAACCTATAAGGACCTTTTTGAAAAGAAAGGAAGCATGGGCTTTTGATTTTAAAAACAGTTTATGATGAAACCTGGGATGCTAATGATCATCTCAAATTTTGGATATATAGTATAATGAATCCTAGTAATCCATTTTTACAATGTAACACGACAGAAATATTATTAAATCATTATGCATTAAATAGAAAAAGAGGATGTATTTGTCCTGAAAATACTGTAAAATCATATAGAGAAGAAGATGATGCAATGGATGAAATAATGAGAAAACATAGAGATGATTAATATAACCGATTACAAAAATTTAAAGAAATTAGAATTGGTTCATAAAGATCTTCTTGAAATTCAAAAAAGACTCACCACTTCTCTAGATCTTTTAAAAGACTACACAAAATACATTCAAGTAATGGAAAGTGTTTCAGTATTACACAATAGTAGAACGATCATTGAAATTAATATTAACAAATTTAGGAAAGCATTAGAAAAAGCAAATGATTAATTGGAAGAAATATTATAAAAATATACCTTCTTCAATTAAAATTAACAAAGCTACATATGAAGTTCTTTGGACAAATGATTTCCCAAAAGATCATGATCAACTTGGTGAAAGTCGTTTTGGTGAAGTAAAACAAATAGTTATAAATCTCAATCAACCAATTAAAGAAGCAGTTCATACATATTTCCATGAAATGATTCACGCTATAAGCGTTGAATACGAAGTTAATATGACTGAAAAACAAGTTCGAGCCTTTGAAAAAAGCTTGAAGGTGTTTGTAGAAAATGGTAATATGTTCAAAGAGAAAGAAGGTATTAGTGCGAGCAACAAAACTAAGTGGAGAAATACTAGAAAAGTACGTTAATTTAGTACTTGAATCTGGTAAATTTCCTACCCGAACTGAAATTGAATCAAAAATTAGTAGCGAACGTCAAATTAGAAAATATTTTGAAAATATTACTAATCTTAAAAATTTGGCCATTAAATCTACCCCAGAAATTCAAAATATGATTCAAGAAACCGTAATTAATAAAGAACCAAAAGTATTACTATTTGATATTGAGACGGCTCCTATTTTAGGATATGTTTGGGGTTTATGGGATAATAATTTAGGACTCAATCAAATTAATAGTGATTGGTATGTTCTTAGCTGGTCTGCAAAATGGTTAAATGATTCCCCAAAGAAAATAATGTATATGGATCAAAGGAATGAAAAAAACATTGAAAATGACAAAAAACTTCTAGAAGGTATTTGGAAACTCTTAGACGAAGCAGATGTTGTTATTACTCAAAATGGGAAAAAATTTGACCATAAGAAGCTCAATGCTCGGTTTATTCTTAATAAAATGCAACCACCTAGTAGTTATCAACATATAGATACATTAGTACTTGCAAAACGTCATTTTGGATTTACTAGTAACAAATTGGAATATATGACAGACAAATTGTGTGTGAAATATAAAAAGCTTAAACATAGCAAGTTTTCAGGTTTCGAAATGTGGAAGCAATGCTTGGCCGGAAATGTGAATGCTTGGAAAGAAATGGAAAAATACAATAAATATGATGTTCTTTCGTTAGAAGAACTTTATACCAAAATTATTCCATGGGATAATACTATTAATCTTGATATTTATAGAGAAAGCAATGAAACCAAGTGTACTTGTGGAAGTACTGAATTTAGTTTAAATGGTTTCTTTTATACAGCAACTAGTAAATTTCAAAAATATCGATGTAATAGTTGCGGATCAGAAACTCGTGGCCGTCAAAATCTATTCACATCTGATCAAAAAGAGCTATTAAGAGTGGGAACAAAACGATGAGTGAAAAGAAATTTGATTTAGGTTCATATGCAGAAGCTACTGAAACAGTAGATGAAATCTAAAATATTAGTTACTAGAAATAATTATGAAATTTTAATAGACGAAGAAGATTATGAATTTCTTAATCAATTTTGGTGGAAAGTCATAAAAAAGATGAAAGTTTATAAAGATTTACAATCTACGCATTTTGGTAGAATAGTTAGAATGTCAAGATTATTACTTAATATAACTGATCCCAAAATATTTATCGACCATATTAATGGTAATACATTGGATAATAGAAAAAGTAATTTAAGAGTTTGTACTCCAAAACAGAATAGTAGAAATATTGGTAAAAGAAAAGGAAATTATACTTCCAAATATAAAGGAGTTAATTGGAACTTAAAATCTAATAAATGGACTGCTAGAATAGCAACTGATAATGGAAGAAAATTCTTGGGATATTTTAATAATGAAAAAGACGCAGCAATAGCTTATAATAAAGCAGCTGAAATATATCATAAAGAATTCGCAAGATATAATAATATAGAGGAATAATATGTCAAAAGAATTTAATTTAAAAAATTATATAAAAGAAGATGAAACTGAACAAACTGTGTACAAACCACTACAATATATTGTTATGCCAAAACCTTTTCAAGATTCAATAGGACTTCCTGGACTTCCTTTAGGTCATTCAAGTATGATTTTCGGATTGAGCGACTCTGGCAAAACTGATATATTACTAAAAGCAGCTAAAGAAGCAGTACAACAAGAAATCGTACCATTCATTGTTATAACGGAAAATAAGTTAGATAAAGCAAGACTCGATGAATATGGTTTAATACATGGAGAAAATTGTATATTAGAAGAATCATTAAAAACATTAGAAGATGTTTATGATTATATTTCCATGAAAGTAGAAGATATTAAAACCGGAAGATTGAAACAAAATGCTTTTATTATGTGGGATAGTTGGGCTGGAACACATGCAAAAGATACTGTAGAAATAGATAAAGAAGGTAGAATAGTTAAAAAACATAGTGTAATGAAAAATGCACAAGTTGGTGGTCAATATAATTCAATTGTAATGGAACGAATTACTGGAACTAGAGAAATGGGTTGTGATTATAGTTTGGGGTTATTAATGTTAAATCAAGCATATACATCACCTCCAGCATTTCCAGGATTACCACCATCAATAATTGCCAACGGAGGAAATAAGATATGGTTTCCTTTGAGTCTTTCAATATTAATAAAAGAAGGTAAGCGTATTAAAACTACTGTAAATGGTAGAGACTATAAAATAGGACTTGTTAGTAAATTAGTTGTTGAAAAAAATCATATTAATGGTATATATACTGAAGGGGAAGTTTTTCTAGCTGGTTCAGAAATGCTTGAAAATACTGATAAAAATATTAAAGAACTAAAAGAACGATTTAAGGATCAAAAATGATAATTGCATTTTTTATCATAGGAGTGTTCTTTATTGCACTTTTCGAATCAAAGACCGATTATAAAATTAAAACGTTTGAGATATATATTTTAATTGACAAAGATGAAAGAGTGGTATACTCTGGTTCTAAAGAAGATTGCAAAAAACAATTAACTAAAGATTATAAAATAATTAAACTAGAAGGAACATTATGAAATTATATGCTTTGCCCGAAAATGTTTTAAAAAATGTAGTTGATACTCTTCAAGAATTGCCTTATCGAATGGTTAGTCAAGTTCTTTTTGATATTACAAAAGCTAGATTGGTTGTTGATGAAAATCAAAAGCCAGTTGAACTTCCAACTGATGTTGCTTCAACAGTTACACAAGATGCCACGGTTCCAACTACGGATCTAAATTCACTTCCACTTTAAGAGGTCTTCAATGGAAGGCAAAAAATTCGACAACGGAAAACCTAGGGTCAGTCTATTATCTTCAGATGCAATTATAGAAGTAGCAAAAGTAGCTACTATGGGTGCCGAAAAATATGATGATAATAATTGGCGAAAAGGAATGAAATGGTCCAGATTAATGGATGCAGCGGAAAGACATTTACTATCCTACAATAAAGGTGATAGAATTGATAAGGAATCCAATTTATCGCACTTAGCACATGTTGCTTGGAACATAATGGCTTTATTAGAATATGAACTGAATAAAATAGGAAATGATGATCTGTTTAAGGGTTATGATAAACCTAAAGAAAATAAACTTAGTTTTTTCATTCCAGAAGGAATGAATCTAACAGATGCAATAAATTCAGGAGATGCATGTGTTATTAATTCTGACTACATAACAGGAGATATCAATGGTGACGAATGATTTCATTCAAGGATATGTTCAAGCTTTAAATAGCTTAGAACATGCATTACAGCAATATCAAGTTGCAGATGAAATAGATGGAACTCCTTCAGAATTTGTAGCATATGATGTATTATTTAGATATATTAACTCAACAAAAGAAAATTATAAAAATTTAGTAAAGGATTTAAATGAAGCTCAAAGTAAAAAAACTAACTGAAGAAGCAACTATTCCTTCATATGCAACTTCTGGCTCAGCTGCGTTTGATATCGCATCTTGCGAACAAGTTACTATACTGCCCGGTACAACTGTTAAAGTTCGAACTGGTCTTTCCTTTGAAATTCCAGAAGGATATGAATTAGAAATTCGTCCTCGTTCTGGTTTGTCTTACAATAGTAAAATTCGTTTAAGTAATAGTCCAGGAACTATTGATAGTGATTATCGCGGCGAAGTTCATTTCATTCTTGATAATCTTATGACAAAATTTCCTAATCCCTATACCATAATGATTGGTCAAAGACTTGGACAAGGAATCATTCGTAAAGTAGATCAAGTTGAATTTGAAGAAGTAACTGATCTTACTGAAACCGAACGTGGTGATAAAGGATTTGGTTCAAGTGGACTCTAAATATAATCCAGAAAAAAAGAGATTATACTATTTAAAAAATAAAGAAAGAATTTCAAATTATAATAAAATTCGCTCAGCAAATCCTTCTGTAAAAGAGAAGAAAAAAATATACTTAAAAGAATACAGTAAAAAATATAGAAAATTAAATAAAGAAAAAATACGTGATTGGACCCAACAATGGTTAGAGAAAAATAGAATAGAGTATAATGCAAGAAAATCAAAATGGGTAACAAACAAACGACGAAATAATATATCATTTAAATTAGCGCATAATTTAAGAAGTAGATTAAGAAAAGCATTACAAGATAATTATAAGAGTGGTTCAACTGTTAGAGATTTAGGTTGTTCAATAGAAGAATTTAAATGGTGGTTAGAGTTTTGGTTTGAAGAAGGAATGACTTGGGATAATTATGGATTAAAAAAGGGTCAATGGAGTATGGACCATATTATACCATTAACTAAAATTGATTTAACGAATAGAGAACAATTTTTAATTGTATCTAATTACAAAAATATACAACCAATGTGGCATGTAGATAATCAGAAAAAAGGCAACAAATGGGAAAAACCAAATTAAAAACACATAAGCATGATGAAGACCAATTAGGATTAATAAGGTCACAAAAAAAATATATAAAACGATTACAACAAGAAATCAAGAGATTAGAAAAATTATTGGGATTTAAACAAAATAAAACAGAAGATTTAAAGACATTTGAATACGAAGAACCAGATTGTACTGAATGTAAAGTTGGTTATTTAAAAGAACTAGTGGTAGTTGGCCGCAAATTAAAAATCTGTACAAGTTGTAAATTTAGAACAAGAGCTGTAAAAGTATGATGAATTACAAAGAAAAATTTAAAAAAGAACTAGAATCGGAAATACAAAATACCATTAAACACATTCAGTATCTAGACGAACAAATAAAAACCAATCTTCCCAAAGCTATTCATGAATGTTATCTAAAAATTTCTAACTTAAAAGAACTATTGAAATCAGTGGAAAATAATGATTCTTTTTCAGATCCTAGATTTTCATATGTTAATAATGAAGAAGAGGATTATGATTAAAAAGAAAAAAGATTATAGTGTAATAGAAAAAGATCAAGAAGCATTTAATAAGTTCCGGGACAATTTCACTATGCAAGCTTTAAGACGTGCAACATATCGATGGCCGTATGGTCACATGGCTTTAGCACGACAACGCATCGAAAGAGGACTTTATACTTGCGAATCTTGCAAGCAAGCTTTTGGTCCGAAAGAAATTAATAAAGATCATATAGAACCAGTAATACCTGTCACTGGAAAAAAGTCTTGGGATGAAACTATTGAAAGAATGCTTGTTAAATCAAGTGGTTATCAAATATTATGTCTAACTTGCCATGATGCAAAAACTCTTGTTGAGAATCAAATGCGCGTAAAGAATGGACAAAAACCAGTAAGACTTACAAAAAAACCCTTGAAAAGTTTTAAAAAGAAAGGTAGAATGAGTAAATGATAGATCAGCTTAAAAATCTCATTAAGAATTCACTAGATAAACTTAATTTCCTGGATCATGAAGGAAAAGTTTCACTTACTAATATTACTGTAGCATTATTTGTTTTAATAGCTGCTTTCCGAATGTTATTTGGTGGTTCAACACTTAATGTCTTATCATTTGCATGGAATGTTCAAACGATAGACACCGCTGGAACTCTTCCAGTTTTATTTAGTCTTTTGAATTACCATGGTAAGAGAATGGCCATATCACAAGCTCAAAATACGGACAAAACATAATGTTTAGAACATGTGCTAAATGTAAAACTGAAAAAACTAAAGAGGACTTTTACAAAAATAAAAGCGAACCTTTAGGAATTTCATACACCTGTAAACCATGTGCTCGTCAATATAATTTGGATTGGAAAACAAAAAATCCAGGAAAAAATAATATAGCCACTAAAAAATGGTCAATTAGAAATCCGGATAAAAAATATACACATAAATTAAAAAGAGATTATAATATAACTTTAGAACAATTCAATGCTTTGTTAAAAGGACAAAATTTTCTTTGTTGTATATGTTCGGTAGAAATAGAAAAGCCATACATAGCAAAAAAGCTTGGAATTAAAACCGCACATGTAGATCATGATCACAAGACTGGGAAAATTAGAAGTTTATTATGTGATCTATGTAATAAAGGATTAGGATTTTTTAAAGATGATTGTAATTTACTTAAAAATGCTATAAAATATTTAATTAACAATCAATCAGGGAGTAATAATGTCTAAAAGAATTTTGATACTAGTGGGTCTTGTAGTCGTTCTAGCGGCTTTTAAGTTTACCCACCCAACCGGTAAAACTGATCTTCATAATACAAGTGTTATGATTACTAATCGTGATCAAAATCATGGAGGAACCGGAATCATTATTGCTTCTAGTCCTGAAAAAAGTTATGTACTTACCAATGCCCATGTTTGCAAAGTAGTAACTGGTGGAGGAGTAGTTGTTACAAATGGTGGAGGAGTTTTTCAAGCAAATTCTGTAAAGATTTCAGAAGTGTCCGATCTTTGCATTCTATCAGTACTTAATAATTTGAAATATAATGCTTTTATTGCAGCTAAAGGTCCTGAAATGTATGATGATGTCCTAGTAAGTGGTCATCCAGCATTAATGCCTAATATAATATCCAAAGGACATCTTTCTGGTCAATCTATTATACAAGTCATGACAGGCCTCAGACCATGCACTGCAGATGATAACCCATTGATCTGTGCATTTGTTGGTGGAATGCCTATCGTTAAATCATATCAATCAAGACTAGTTTCAGCAACTATTATGCCTGGATCTTCTGGTTCAGGAGTTTATAATAGTTCAAAGCAACTTATTGGAGTTGTATTTGCTGGTCAAGGAGATTTCGGATACGGTTGGACCGTTCCCTATGAACAACTTGTGAATTTTGTTCAAAATGAAAGCCCCAAGATTCCAGAAACACTTATTAAGCAAGAACTTGAACTTACTGCACAAACCAAGTCTTTGATTAATATTGAAGATGTTCTAGTAAAATGTTCCAAACTTGATAGTAAAACTGATAAGAAGATTAAAGATATCTGTGCAATACTTCAAAGAGACGTGGTATGGCATCGATAATCGCTTTCTTTAATAAAATTAAGAATGGACTAATAATTGTATTGAGTTTCATATCTGCAATATTTATTGGTTTATTTGTTTTCGAAAAGAAAGAAGTAGAAGTGCAACAAGCATTAAAACTAAATGATAAAACAGATTCTGAAGTCGCGACTATTAATACTCAAATTACTAATGTGGAACAAAAAACAAAGGAAGAAGAAAATGATCCGCTTTCTCAAAAAGATGCCTTGGCTTTTCTTAATTCTGATAGCAAGAAATAGTCTAGCAGATACTAAATTTCATTATGGTGACAAAGTAAAGTTCACTACTGATTTTTATGGAACTTGTCGTGGAACAGTTGATTCTTTTAATGAACAATATAAACAATATGAAGTTCAACTTCAAAGTTGCAATGGTCATGACATGTTTAGATTTGTTGGAGTCCCAGAATCACAATTGTCTTTGGATAAATAATGTTTAAACCTTTGGACCATTATTTTACAAGTATGATGTCAAGAAATTTTGGTTCCATTTGTCCAAGAGCTATTACTCAATATGGGCCAATGCTTGGACTTGTATTAGACCGTCAAGATTATTTTCAAACGGAACTATTCATTATTCCAGAAGATATTAAATTAATCGAATATCATTCACATCCAAATGTTGACGTTTATCAAATGCATGTGTTTGGTGATTTTATATTCGAATCGAATGGGTTTCAATATAAAAGTTCTTCTGAAATTAAATCATTTAATCATAAGTTATTAAGTAACGATTCTATAGCATTTGTTCCAGCAGGAGATATTCATGGCCTATTAGTTAATAGCGCTAGTAGCTTTATGACTTTTCAATATTGGAAAAATGGTAAACTTCCCGAATCAGTTGGAAATGATTTTATTTTAGATAAAGATAATATTAATCATTCCAAAGGTTTAAAAGGATTGGATCGAAAAGATGTATAAATTAATTATTTCTATATTATTGGTATCAAACATTTCTTATGCAACAGATAGTGTTTATTTGAATTTAAAAGATCCAGCGCCTTTTGCTGGATATCTATTGCCAGAAGAAGAAGTTAAGACTCTAAGAGATAATACATTAGAAAGAGATATGTATAAAACCACTAATGATCTTAAAGACCAACAGATTAAGCTTCTAAGTGATCAAAATAATAATCTGAGTAAAACTCTAGAATCTACTTCAAGTCTTAGTACCTGGGAGAAAGTAGGCTATTTTGCAGCTGGAGTGCTTTTAACTGGTTTAGCAATTTCAGCAGCTCATACTATTTATCAATGAATAAATATGAAGGATTAGTAGGTAAAAAATTTGGAAGATGGACTATAATTAAAGAAGGTTTTCCATTTAAAAATGCAAATGGATATAATGTAAAAACCTTTGAATGTATATGTAAGTGTGGAACGATTAGAAATGTTTTAAAACATTCATTATTTTATAACTTATCTAAATCTTGTGGATGTTTAACTAAAGATAATTCCTTTAAATATTTTTTTAAAGGAATAGGAGTTTCAGGGTTTAATAGATTAAAATGTAATTACAAGAAAAATGCTAAAAAAAGAAATCATGAATTTACTCTAAATGATGAACAATTGAGTATTCTTTTTAAAGGAAATTGTTATTATTGTGGAATAGAACCTAATTTTATACAAAAAACTAGTGGAACCAATCAAAAAGGAAATTACATTTATAATGGAATCGATAGAAAAGATAATAAAATAGGATATATAATAGATAATTGTGTAAGCTGTTGCAAAGTATGCAATGAAATGAAGATGGATAGAACAGAGGATGAATTTTTAAATAAAATTAAGCAAATATATGAAAAAAGCTCTGACCGATCTTTCCGAAAACGAACTATTAGATCTGATTCGAAATGAACCCTCCTCAGTTAAAATCTATGAGTGGCCAGATGACATCATGGAATTTATATCTATTTACAATATAAAAGGTGGAAAAGAATTAGTCACTTTCAGATTATTATATAAACTCTATAAGAAATGGTCTAAAAATCCCATAAAATTTGAGCCATTCATAAGTTCATTGAGAGATATATTACCTTCTCATAGTAGTTATATATTATTAAATCGAAAAGCTTTGAACGTTAAAGAAGAAGTCTTTAAGTATTTAAAACAAGATGATAAAACCAAATATAAAGGCCACATTGATACCTATAATAGATTTAGGAACGATTATTGCATAAAAAGAGGTGGACTTTTTATAAAAGATACTGTATTATATGATCTGTATCTTAAATGGTGTAAAAAACGACCTCTAAGTATCAGACAATTCAAGATGTTCTGTAAGATGTATTTTGATGAAAAACTTATAGACAAGCATTATTGGTTTGGTGTTGATAAATCTATTAATGATTATTTAACAGAGGAATTAATAAATGAAATGAGAAAACCCAGTGATCCCAAAAAAACGAAGCAGAAGATCTAGTTCCAAATACCCGGCCCTTGATCCTCAATTAAATCTCAAAACCCGGTTTGAAGAATTAGATTTCGATTATGTAAATACTTTGCCAGATGTATGGGTAGATCCTAAAACTGGAAAGAAATATAATCCAAAACAATTCCTGAATGATTTTGCAAATGAATCTATTCATGCCGATTTTAAAACCAATAAAAAAAGAATTCATAAAAAGAAAAAAGTAGAAAGCAAAAATAATAAACATCTACAATCCATATCAAAAAAATTAAATAAAGACTTTAAAGAAATCATAGTGTTGCTGAATGAAACTGAACTGAATCTAGTATTTCAATTAAATGAAAAATTTAAAAAATATGGCCTGTCGATAAAAAATTCCCAGATATCAACTACTTCCAAAATGAAACTTGATAATGTATTAAATAAATTAAAAAACAAATTCAAACAGCAAATTAAAGACTCATTTAAAATTCAATTTAAAGAAATCCAAGTCGAATTAAAAAATAAATTTAAACAACAGATTAAAGAATCTATGAGTTTCGTGGAAGACTTTTATAAAAAAGAAGCTGAAGATAAGAATAATTCTAGAAATAGATGTATATTAACAAGAGCTAAAGCCCAAGGCAAAGCATTGGGAATAGATGATCTATCAGAACTTCTAATGGTTTCTAATGATTTGGAAGATGAAATTATTGAAAAAATTGATCGAGAAAGAGAATTAGATTTTCTTGAAAAGCTTCAAGATCCCAGCGATAGCTCCGATGAAACTTGAACCAATCATTATAAACTTAATGATACTATCTATACCATGAACATGTTTTTTAATAGGTACTAATTCTTCTTTTAAAATGTTGATACCTTGTTCTGCAAGATCACTTCGTTTCATGTGAAGTTTCAAATTTTCATCATGTCTAGCAGAAGTTATTTTGATTTCTACTATATCACTACTGATAGTATCAATTTTACTATCAAGTTTTTCTACTTTTTCATGAATGAGTCTTAAGATGTCATCGGACATTTTTATCACCTTGTTATTGTTGTGGCGAAACTAAAGCCCTTGTCTTTGGGTTTTGCATTATTAAAAAAATTGCCCTATTCTTTTCACCTTGATCATTAGTATCAATAGCTTTATTTAAATGATCTGAATAAAATTCTAGACCAGGAGTATCTTTAAATTTATCAGCTACTCCTTTTAATGATTCATCTGTTGCATTATAAAGTGAAGATGAAAGATTAGTTGCTTCTTGAGTTGGAGCAGAATTTCTACTACCTTGTAATTTCTCTTGTGCAAATGGATTTGCCACAATTTGTTGTGGGACTTGTTGTACAGCTTTTTGAACTAATTGTCCTGAAGGAGTATCGATTGCTTTTGAAGCAGTATTTAAAGCTTTTGCTCCACCAATTTTCGCTAAACGATTAATTGGATTTCCTGTACCAGCTTCTACAGCTAATTTTCCAATACCAGTTGCTGCTGCACCAATTGGTCCACCAGCCAAGAATCCAAGTCCTACACCAGCACCAGTTGTTACATTATTTGCTAATGCATTTGGAGTTTTATCCATTAATTTTTTAGCTGCATCATTGTAAGTATATAAATTGCTTAGATCCTTATTAATAGAACCAATTTGATCCCCAGCTCCTGGATTAGCAGCTGTTGCAAGATCTTCTATATGTTGTCTAACAACACCACCTAAACGTTTAACAAATTCAGCTTCGGGCTTCAAATCACTTGCAGGTTGGGCATAAGCAGCTGCTGAAAGATCTGTAGCTTTACTTTGAAGTCCTCGTTTTAATGTATTTAAAGCTTGAAGATTACCATCGTTATCAGATAACTTCTGAATGTAAGGCATATATTTTTGTTCAATATTTTGCATTATTTTATCTTGGTCCGGATCTGAAGATAAACTATCCCTAAATTGATACAAAAAATCAGCGGCTTTATCGCCTAAGTGACCAGCAGCTTCTGTATATTCTGGCAAATTTTGATCTAATACTTGTTGAGTTTGATCTAAAACAGGACTTAACTGTTTATATTTATTATCAATTGCTTCTAATGACTTATCGTATATTCCAGATGCTCCACCAGTCATTGGCAATGCATTATTTTCTAAAGCAGTAGTTCCTATACCTTTTATGATATTTGAACCCTTTTGCATCTGACCAGTCGAAGGATTATAAACACTAGTTAATTCTTTTGAAGGTTTTAGTCCTACAGCACTTGAAGCTAATTTTGAACTAGCGGTCTCTAAATTTTCAGGATTTAAAGCATTACCGATCTTTTGACCAACAGCACCAGCAGCAGCGCCTAACCCAGCACCTAATGCAGTATCTTTTGCAGCTTGTCCTACGCTTTGTAATGAAGGATTGGTAAGGTCTGCATCACTAGTTCCTAGTCCAGCAGCAGCTCCAAGACCTGCAGCTCCTGCGACCGTTTTAGGAGCTAATAGACCAGGAGCAGCTATTCCAGCTCCAACTCCACCAGCAACGTTACCTGCGAGATAACTACCAGGATTGGCTTCTTCAGCTTGTTTATTCCTATTTCTTTGCAAATCACGATATTCTGTGTATAGATCTTTTAATGACTTTTTACTAGGATTACCCAATAGTTTATCTTGTATGGCTCCTTCGACTCCGCCTAATTCATCTGAAAATCCAGCGGTAGCTCCTTGAAGAGCACCTTGACCTGCAGATTGTAGTTTAGACCAGTCTTTTGATTTATCTTCTGTAGGAGGAGCAATAGCAGCAGCTTTTGCATTTAGATATGCATCTGGATCAAAACTACCACTTTGAGTTTTATCAGCTAAATATTTATCTGGATCGAAGCTATCATCAGCCATTTTATTGGATTCCATTAATCTTTAATATTTGAGCAGACCTAGGATTTTGGGGATTTTTCTTCGCCCAATCAATTGCTTGAGAATCTTGTGGATGAACTTCGGGACTATTAAAACGATTTAGGTATTGATCCTTGAGAGAATTGTAATTGTCATCACCCAATTGTTTTTTACTAGATTCTATAATACGACCATATTTGTCTTGAATTACTTTTTGAGCATCACCTTTTAGAGCCCCTGTATATTTTTTAAATTCATTCAGATAATCACCAAGATTTGCAGGAGTTGGTTGATTTTGCAATTTACCATAAAGTTGTTGTAATTTACTTTCAGGTGTTCCGGGTTGTAAAGCATCCATTTCATGTCCTGTTGGAACTCCACCAGTAGCAACTTTTCCAATTTCTTGTAATGCTAAATTGACTTGAGCTTGAGGAATTTTATTAGGATCTGGATAAAGTTTAAATAAACTATCAATTTTACTTGTAGCATATAAATCTTTTTCAGCTTGAGCTGCAGCGGGATTGCCCCTTGCCGATTCTAACATAGTTTTTGATTGAGCCAAAGCTCTATCTTGAGATGCTTGAGATTTCAGTTCTTTGTTGCTTTCAGCAGAACTTGTTTGAGCATTAGCTTTTTGTTGTTCTATTGCATTCTTAGCTTGTGCTCTTTGATTTTCTGCTTGCCTATTAGCTTCTGCAATATCAGATTTAGTTTTGTTAGTAAGTTCAGCTCTTTGTTGAGCACCACCTTGTTGCATCATTACTTTTTGCAATTGAATTTTTAATGCATTATCCTTTTGAAGAAAAGGCATTACCTTAAAAGCATCTGCAGCAGAAGTTCCAGGAGGAAGGTTAAATCCTTTTTGTGTTAGATATTGACTAACAACTTTACTCATAGGACTAGTAGGATCATTTTGTTGATTTGCAACTTTAGCTGCATAGTCTTCAACTGGTAAATTAACATATTTGTCATTTTCACCAATACTTGCTAATGATTGAGCAGGACTTGTTTTCAATAAACCAGCACCAATTCTAGCTGCACCTTTTTGCATATTTTGTAAAGCAATATTTTCATCTCTTTGTCTCATTGCATCAGCTAATTGGTCTTGTTGAGAAGGAGGAGGGGTTATTCCTTCAGCTTTTCCTGAAAATCCACTTTGATCAATATCGGCTTGTTCTTTATCAGTTGGTTGTTCTATTTCAGTTTCATCTTTTTCTTCATCTTTAGATGCAGGTTCTCGATCTTCTTCTTTATCAGATGTTTTTGATTCTTCCTTTGGTTGTTCTTCTTCATCTTGACCAGCTTCATCATTTAAAGCTTGTTTTTGATCAACGACTTTCTTAGCATCAGCTTCTTCAGCGGTATAATCAGGTAACTCATCAGCAGGAGCAGCATTAATTGGGATATCACCAAGATCCATCTTTTGAGAATCTTCGGCTTGAACAGGAACTCCTTCATCAGTTCCATCAGCATACCCTTTAACCTTACCACCTTTATTATATTTTTTAATATTATTTGGCGGAGTTTTATGCATTAATTGATCTAAATCAGTATTAAACCCTTGGCCATTAAGATCCTGTAATCTAACACCAGTTTTACCATTTGGATTTTTAAATATATGAGTAATTTCCAAATTAGTTCTGCCATCATATTCAGGAACCATTTGTCCTTTTAATAAATCAGGATCTGATAAAGTTTCATTTTTACTTGCTAAATCATTTATTTTAGTATTCCAATCTTTTAAATACTTTGGACCATTTTCAGCTAAATCTTTATTATCAGCAATATTTTTAGCTAAATATGATTCTAAATCAAATGCTTTATTTTGAATACCACCCATACCACCTTGTGCCAATTGTTGTGATGTATTAGCATTTTGTAATTCTTTTTGTGAAACATTCATAGCTGCTGAAGGATTGGCGTTAGCTAATGTTTTATGCCATTGTTGAAGCATTTGCATATTAGGATCTATATTTTGTGAAATATCATTTTGTTGAACATCTCCCATTCCAACACCCGATGGATAAGAATTAGGTTGAACTTCTCCACCATCTGCATAATAAGGTTGATCTATTGGCGAAGTTTCGCCTGTTGCATTTGTAGCATTTCTTGCACGAATTTTAGCATATTTATCTTCTAATGAAGATGGGGTTGGAGTAGGAGTCGGAGCATTAAAAGCTTTTTTAACAGAAGAAAAGAATCCTTCTTGTTCAGGAGAATCACCAGGTTTTACATCTCCACCATCTGCATAACCTTTTGGTTGGCCGATCTTTTTATATTCTTCGTATAATTTTTTAAGCTTTTTGATTTCCATAAATTATCCGTTTGTTTCGTGTTTATCTAATTCATTTTGAACAGCGTGATGATCAGATAATAGTTTCAACAATTTTTTACCAAGATCAGATTTAGCTATTGTGCGAGGAAGTACTATTTCTCCTGGACTTAATTTTGCATGTACGGTATCGTTTGCTGGATGATCACCAGGCATTCTTGCTTGACCAGGAACGTGTCCGCCAGCTTTATAGTTGCCAACATCTCCACCAGACCAGAATGTAGATTCATCGTAATTTTCTGCTCCATTGAAAGCTTGTTGATTTACACCACCTGATTGACCACCAGAACCGGAACCACCAGCAGCACTAGCTGCAGCTGCTGCTCCACCGACTGCTTGACCACCACCTCCGAACATATTCATATATCCTTGAGCGGTTTGTTGTGCTTGGTTATTCAATGCATTACCATATTGAGATGCTGCACCTGATTGAGCTTCTGCAGTGTTCTTATTAGCATTATATTGATTCATAGCTTGTTGCTGTTGATTATAAAGCTGTTGATTACCAGCACTAACATTTGCATTACCAATTTGTTGTTGATTTGCAAGATTAGCAGCTTGTGCTTGATTAGCGGCTTGAGTATTTTGTTGTTGAACACCAAGTTGATTTTGAACATTAAATCTTTGCATTTGAGTCTGAGCTTGTTGATTAGCAAGTCCTTGACCAAATTGTTGATTTTCAATTTGACCACCAAGACCTGCAGCTTGACCCGTAGCTTGAATTGCTGCTTGTTGAGCTTGCTGAGCGATTTGACCAGCACTTTGCGCTTCTGCATTTTGTCCACCTTGAGCAGCAGATAATTGCATGGCAAGTTTTGATCCACTATCGCTTAAACCTTGTTGTTGCATATTTTGAGCAATAGATCCTAGACGACCTTGAACATCACCTTGTGCTTGTAAACCAGCTTGAGTTAAAGCGGCTCTGTCTCCAGCACTTAATCCACCAGCAGCTCTTTGTTGCATTTGTTGCAAAGCTTGAGTTTGAGCATTAACAGCTGTTTGATCACTACCTATTGCTTGAGGCATTTGAGCTGTAATGTTAGCTTCCATTTCAGGAGTCAAAACACCAGCTTGTTTGTATTGTTGTAATATTAAAGGAGCTGATACATCCGGCGCTGCACCGATTTGTTGCATTATCTGATTAGCGATTGCTTGTTGATTAGCGGCATTTCCTTCGGCACCAGCAACTTGGGATTGTCCTACAATACCTCCAAGTACTCCTCCTATTGAACCACTAACTCCTTGAACTGCACTACCCATGATATATTTCCTTCTTATAAATCTTTAACTACTAAAATAAAATTATTAGCTGTACTATCCAAACGAAATCCAAATTTAATTAAACCCATGAGATTCAATGTTGAATTAGGTGTAGAAGGTACTACGGAACTATATAATTTCTTACAACCTTTTTGTCTTGCAATGTCTTCTACCTGTTTACCAAGATTAAAAGATTCTTTAGATCTTCTATATTCTGGCAAAACATATACATCATCTGCATAACAACCTTCATCAATAAAATAATATGTAACAAAGCCTTTTTCAGTTTCGATGATTTCTTTATTAAGTCTTTCTTTAATAAATTGACCATAAAGAGACATTATGAATTCCCCTGGTTTTGAGCAATTTGTTGAAGAGCTGCTTGTTGTGGAGTAATATTAATTGTTTGTAATCCACCTGTTGCAGCATTTGCAGCAGCTAATGCATTATTATAAGCAGTTTGATCAGATCCAACTTGTTGTTGATAACCACCAATTTCAGCTTGTCTTATCAAATTACCAATGTTTGGACCAGAACCACCACCATTTGCAGAAGCTCCAGCAGCTTGTAATTGTGCTAAATTAGATTGTGCAGCTGATAAAGTAGCTTGTGCAGGATTTACTAATGAATTATAATTTGCAATTTGTCCTTGATTAGCTGTATTAAACCCAGTAGTATTGCCAGTAATTTGTTGTTGATTTTGAAACTGGTTAGCATTTTGATCTTGACCAGAATATTGTTGCAGTACATTTTGAGCTGCAGAAGGAGTATAAGTACCACCAAGTTGTCTTAAAGCATCAAGTTGTGCATAATTTTGTGCAGAAGCAACATTTTGTGCAGTTGCTTGATTAGGATTTTGCGTTAGATATTGTCCAACATTTTGTAATGCATTTCCAGTTACTTGTTCACCTTGAGTTAAACCTAATAGCGCTGCTTGCTGGGGAGTAATATTCCCAGACTGAATTCCACTTACAGCTTGTTGATAAGCAGCATTGGCTCCAGCTTGTTGTTGTTGAGCTTGTTGCTGCAAACCAGTATTAATTCCTGCTACAGTGTTACCAAATTGTTGTTGAACATTTTGTCCAAAATTTTGCGCTTGTGCTTGTTGTTGTTGACCGGTAGCTTGGGCACCAGCAAGAGCACCACCAACTTGACCTTGTAATTGCAAAGCACTTCGTCTAGCATTAGCTAATTGGGGCTGACCAGTTTGTCCTAATAATAATTGATCTAAACTTTGTTGACCTTGAGTGTATTGAGGACTTCCGACAAATTGTTGCAATAAACCTATTTGTCCAGCTTGACTACCAGTAGCTTGTCCAAGTTGTTTAACATTTTGTGCTTGATTTTGAATTTGTTGCGCATTAGTTAATTGTGTTGGACCCGCATATTGTCCACTCATCAATTGTTGGAACTGTTGTCCTTGAGATTGATTAGCACCACCTGGTGCATACTGAGCAGTGTTACCCAATACATTTTGAACGAGTTGACTATTACCTTGAGTATTAGCCTGATTGGCGGCTGTTTGTTGATTAAATTGTTGTTGAGATTGATTTAAATTTTGTTGGGCCTGATTAGTCTGCCCTTGAATACCACTACCAACAGTTTGACCTAGTTGATTATTCTTATTAGCATTTAATACACTTTGAATATTTGTATATCCAGAACCTTGTTGAGTATTTGGATTATAACTTGTAACAGTTGATTGTTGTTGAGGTTGACCGGTTTGTTGTTGATAACCACCTGGGGCTTGATTTTCTGCCCCAGAGGTTGATTTATTACCACCAGAAGTACCATTACCGGTTGATCCTGTAGATCCAGAAGTAGGTGTAGCTCCACCTTGACCAGCCTGTTGCTGATTTCCTTGGCTTTGTTGATTTAATTGGTTCTGCTGATCATTACCTAAATCAGAACTTTGAATCGTTTGTGCCATTAAAAACCTTTATATTCTCACTATATAGTTGTTAATTTATGATCCTAATGCTACTATTCGAATCGTATATGAAGTATTGGGCTGTAACCCTGTGACATTATTGATGATATATGTTTGACTACTTTGTTGACCAAATACTTGCACTGCGCCTGTTGGATAAGTAGTTGGATTGTTTACATTTGTAACCATAATTACAAATACACCTTCTACATTGGAAGTGAAAGTCAAAGTAAAAGTTCCACCTTGTATTGGCTTTCCAGTAGAATCTACCTGCAAAGTAACATCGGCAATTGTTGCCTCAAAATTATCTTGGAATGTTAGTCCATTATTCAAAGCATCATATAATACTTGAATTCCATTATTTAAAGATAATGAAAGAGTATTGATAAGATTTTGATATTGCTTCTCAAAATTCTGGGACATTAATCTTCTAAATGAAGGTAAAAGAGCCATTATCTATAACCTCTACTAGATTGAGCACCATCATTTTGAGTCAATGTTAAACCAAATATTGCATATTGTTCTCTAGCTGCTGTATGATTAAATTTAACATTTAAGAATCTGCATCTTTGAGCTTGAGATGGAATATATGTTCTAAATGGAGTAGAATCTGATGCTCCTCCAAAATATCCATATCCAAATCCAGTCGGACCAGGAATTCCATTAACGGATGCCGGTATTCCAGTGTAACCGAATATTCCATTACCAGTTCCCAAGAAAGGAATGTTAATAAATCCAGGCAATAGATCAGTTGAAAAACTTAATGTTGCATTTGTAAATGCACGATTTTCAAATAACAGCTGAGCTTCCCTAACATGTTTAATCATCAATGGATCATTAAATGTAACTGGAGACCAAGTAACTTCACTGTCTATGGCTTTATAAAGAGTCAAAGGACCAATCATAAAAGGTAAAGCATTATTTAAAGTTATTCGATGATTTAGACTATTAGTAGCTGTTACTAATGCTTCTTGCAATGTATCATTTGTTATCGTATTATAATTTGCAAATTGAATTCCATTATCATCATTCAATGTATTAATTAATCCATTATATGAAGCTAAAATATCTTCAAAATCTTCATTATTTACAGAAAAACTTCCAACACTATTAGAATTTAAACTAAATATTATAGCTTTTCCAGAAGTTGTAATCCAATTAGTTCCATTGTAAATTTGAACTGAAGTATAAATTCCGTTTGGAGCTGATTCATAAATGTCAACACCATTACTACTTCCTAATACTGCAGAAGAAGTATTTAATGCGATATGATAAACAGTTTCAGCATCTACAACAACTCCACCAGTAAAAGTAAACATATAATTGGCTGGAGAAGCTGTAAGCGTTGATAAATTTAAAGGGGTACTTGTATCTAAAATAACACCAGGACTTCCAGCAACATCAGAATATAATACAGCAACAGCAGTTCCTGTTAAAGGATTTGTATCGTAAGAAAGACTAAATGTCGCCTGATCCACAATATCAGTATCCGCAGGAATAAAATTTTGAGCTATTAGATTACTTCCTACAGTATTTGTAAGTAAATCGTGAGTAGTTTGTGCGCCACTATTTTGAGCGAGTAAAGGAATTCCAGCTTGTGTAACGGCAAATGGTATAGTAAAAGTTGTAGGACTTAAAACTGTTACTGGATAAGTACCATCAATAATTGGTAAAGAATTACTTCCAGTTATTGTTATTATTCTTCCGGTTTCTAAACCGGTCGCAACTCCAGTAGTTATAACTGTTGGATCTCCTGCAGCTATATTAATTATATCGAAACTACCTGATATGGTTTCCCATTGTGTATAAGAAGATGGGGGTAAATGTCCACCTTGTGAAAGTCTACCAGGATCATTTGCAATTTGAGTTATAAGTTCATCCAGTTGTAATCTAGGATCTGCACCCGGAAGAAAATTATTATTTAATACGTACGTATGAGGACTTAAAAATACATCAGTGTCAAGTTTTTCTAACAAGTTGTTGAATGTATATATTGAAACTTGCTGATCTTGAGTTATAACATCACCAATTGCTATGTTACTAATATCAACTAATTGAATTTGAGTTCCAAAATAACTATTTATCGTCAATTGTTCTGCAAATTCTCTATCTGCATAATCAGTTCTATTAAAATTCTTTCTTTCCATTTCAAGAAAATTAACATCACCAGCGCCTAAATATTGAGTATCATCAATAAAATTAATAACACCGCAATTATCAGTTTTTGCAAAAGTAGTCCAGGTATTAGTTAAAGTCGAGTATCTATAAGCAATTGTTGCGTATAAATCATCCGTTGCTTGAACAGTATAAACAGTATATGAATTATCAGATTCATAACCAATACCCCAAGTAGCGGCTTTAAAATTCGCATATTGAGTTGTAGCAAGAGGCAATATATCAACATCTATTGGGCGAGAAATAGTTATTACACCAGACTCAGAAGTAGTTTGTACCCCTTGTCTCGTCCATCCATAAATTAAATTATTAGAAATATCTAATGAATCTGGAGCCAAAAGTATGCAACTTGTATCAAATAATGCCAAATTAAATGGTGCAACTTCTCCTGATATTCGATATAATCCATCTTCTTTATAAACGAATAAGCTATCAATCATTGGAAATATTCTTAATATAGCTTTGTCCTGTGCGCCTACATCAATAAAATTAACAGCCGGAACTGCTTCTGGTTGTAATAATTTAGAATAATATATTCTATTTTCTTGACCATTTTGTGTTGCAGTTAGAGTATCTAGTGCCGGACTATAAGCTCCTGAATTTCCTGCAATAGTTGTTGTAACAGGAATAGAAAATGTTGTAGGACTTAAAACCGTTATGGTATATAATCCATCAATACTTGGTGTTGAATTACTTCCAGATATTACTACTTGTTCGCCACTTATTAATCCGTTAATAGTTGCAGTTGTTACTACAGCTTGAGTTGCAACAGAAATATTAGTTATAAATCCTTGTGGACTTATACTTGGACTAAATGAAGAACCAACATTAGCATCATTTGCTAAAATATAAAATGGAAGTGTACTTAAATCTCTAGATTGAAGTTCTATTTGTCCCGGAACACCATTTACACCGGTAATATAAAATGCATAAACGCTTTCATTCGGATTACTATTAATGATATTAACTAAACTTCGAGCTGCTTGATCAACAGCTTGTGCTGGACTTACTAAATTGGATAATAATATTTGATTTAGAGCAGGATTTGCACCATTTCCAGGAGTTACAACAGTTGTAGTAAATCCAGAAGTTCCGGGAGTTGGATCATTAGCTATACCTTCATTTGCATTTGTTATCATTACATTATTTGTAGAAGAAGTTGCAACAAAATCAAAACTATAAACATTAAGAGTATTTGAAGTTTTTAATGCTACAGTATTTGCACTATCGTTTGTATTGATATTTACAGGAATTCCAGTCATACCAGCTGGAGCAGGATCAGTTCCAACTCCACTTACAATATACCAAACATAATATTCTACTGCATTATTTGCATCCCAAAGAGTGAAATATTTTCCGGCTAAACTTCCAGCCACATCAGCAACTGTTGCTACATTTATTACTTGATTGACTCCTAAAACGAATGTATAAGTACTAGAAGTTATACCATTAGTGATTGTAATAGAAGGAAATCCACTATATACTGTTCCAGTATTACCTGCAACAGTAACGTCTACTGGAATGGTAAATGTATTCGCTCCAGTAACTGTAACAGTCCACGAACCATTAACACTTGGAGTTGAGTTACTTTCTAATATTGAAACTATATCTCCAGTAACAAGACCATGAGGAGTAGAAGTTGTAATTGTTGTTGGATTTCCTACACTAATATTTGTAATGGTCGAAACTATCAAATTATTAAAATCTGATATAATATTACTAAGACCAAGAAGATTTATTAATTGTTGAAATTTAGTTGCTGTATTTGCATAAAATAAAACATTCTTGAATTTATTAATATCTAATGCAAAAGGAGGAGTATCATTTGCTTGCAGAATTCCCTCACCAGTTGTTGCATTTGTATATAAAAATGCTCCAGCAAAACTTTGAGGAGTAATATCTAGTACAGTAATAGTTCCAGCAGCTATTTGTGCTGCAGTTGGGAATCCTTCAAATACAAGTTGTAATTCATCATTTGGTGCGATATCTTGAATTGAAGATGCTCCAGTAGCTGATACTATTTGTGATCTATAGATTTGATAAAAATCAGAAGTAGTTACTCCAGCAGGAATTGTGAATGTTAAAAATACATTTGCAGTAGTTGTAAGTTGTAAAGGAGTTATGAATGCTGATTGAGATGCTCCTGAAATAACTGGTGGGGTTCCAGTAGAAGGTTCTGATTGCAATTGAGTTATAATAGCTTGTAGATATGTTTGAAGTGCTACTAATTCTTGATCTGAAGCAGGAGTTCCCGGAACAGCTGGTTGAGTTATAGCTTCGTAGTTAAAACTATTTATAGTCGCATTTAATGTTATTACGGGACCAACAGCTAAAGGAACTGCAGGACTTGTAGTTGTAGCAGCTGTTGCTGAGATATTAAAATTAAAACCAGCATCAAAAGTTAAAGGTTCATTAACATTACTAGAAGTAACATCATTACTTATAGTAATAGTTCCAATACCAATATTAGTTACATATGAACCTATTGGTATTCCTCCGCCATAAATGAAAGCTCCAACATTTATACCGCTTATATTTGCAATTGCTGTTATAACATTACCAGCCACACCACCAAGAGTCGTAACTATTGCAAAACCAGATGTAGCTGGAGTAGCAGGAGTTGCTGCTCCTTGTGCTGAATTCGTTATGGTTAATACGTTGGATAATACACCAGTTGTAAAATCGCTACCAGCTATTGCAGTTATTGCAACTCCAGTATTTAATGCAACAGTAGCTGCAGTATCATTTGTAGCTATATTAACTTGTATTCCAGTAAAACCAGATAAAGGAGGAGCAAATCCATTTCCACTAACACTATACCAAACATAGTATTGGGTTACATTATTTGCACTATTTATTGTAAAATATGCACCGGCTAAACTATTACTAACATCTGGAACAGTAGTTACTTGGGTAGTTTGAAAAGCACCTGTTGTAGTAGTTCCAGTTGTTGCAAAAGCAGGAAATAACGTTGAAATTGTTTGTTCACCATTTATTGTCCCGACACTTGTTGTAAATCCAGCTAAATTTATATCATCACCACTGATGAAATATTGTGATGGATCTCCAGAACTAAAATTCATTGTAGCTACAGTACCATTTATAGCCGCTCCATCAATTTGTAATGGAGCTACTGCTACTTGATCTGCATATAATATGTCATTATCAATTTTAGCTGATAATGAAATAAGATTTGTCAATAGTTCTTGTGGAGAAGCATTTTGAGGTAAATTTAGCAATGCATAATAATTAGCATCATTTATTAAACTGACTGGAGTTGCATTAGAAACATTATCTAATTGAATGAGTAAATTATTAAAATCTAATAATTCCAAATTAATTAAGGGATTAAATATTGTAACACTTTGACTTGGAGCGCCTAAGACTTCATTACCATTTGCATCATTAAATCCCCAAACTTGTCTATATGAAACCGCACTATCTTGGGGTAAAAATCCACTTTCATTTCCTAAAATAATATCAAGTCTTGCGGATAAATCAAGAGCAGCTATTCCACCAGCTTGTTGAATAAAAGGACATGCAGTCGTAAAATCAGCAGCTGTTTTAGCAGATATTACTTGAACACCAGCTGAAGTTGTGAAATATAAATTACCATTGGATTCTATATATCTAATTCTTCTACCAACTTGTGGTTCCAAATAGGTTCCACAAAAAGTGTCAAAAATAGATTGGCCGAGATTATTTAATTGCAGAGTATCATATTGAAGTTCATCAGAGAAATGTCTAATAATTCGATCTTTATATGTCATTAATTGTTTAGCACGATCAGTTGATGTACCAAAAGGAGTTCCGTAGAGTTTGTATCCCCTACGAGATTCTATTACATTATCTCGACGAATTATCACATTGGAAGCTTCTAAAAGACTTCCAGGAGGAACACTTTGAGGATCTAATTGGTTCGGTTGACTATTGATCCCAATGGCTTTTAACGTTATACTGCTAGACATGAATCACTCTTTTTGATATTGTCTTCAGCCCATAAAGGTTGTAAATTTGTATAATGAAAAAGTATTTCTAATTCTTGTATAGTTTGAGCCTTAGAAACAGGAATTATATGATCTAAATGCCATAAATTTCTATTGTTCCAATTCATACCTGATTGAAATTTAGATTCTATATATTGTTTTAATTCTTTTTTAGAACACCCTATTATTGAATTAAAATTATTATTTTTTCTCCAATTTTTTGCATTAAATGCCGCTCTAAGTCGATTTCTTAATCTAATTTGCATATTGTATAATAGATCTTTTTTACATTTGTGATAGTATTGATTTTTGTATTCTCTTTTTTTTATTATATTTTCTGGTTTATTTCTGGATTTTTTATTTAATTGTTTTACTTTTTCTTTGTTGTTTAATCTATATTTAACATGATTCTGATAAATTTCTTCTTTATTATTTATATAATTTTTTGCATGCCATTCTTTAATTTTTTGTTTATTTTTAATTCTATACTCTTTTTTACAGGAACTACAAATTGAATAAAGTCCACTTTTGCAGTTTTTTTCTTTTGCAAAATTAGTTGCATCTTTCCAGATTTGACATTTATTACAATTTCTTCCTTTTTCCATAATCTACTATCATACCATAAACTTAATTAATTATCAAATATCTTCTAAGTAGTTGAAATTACTACACTCTTCGGGTGATCCCCATTTTACCATAGCGCATCATCGAATGACGATTAACGACTTTTTGAGGAGTTCCTTCAGATCTATTGTCCAAAAGATTACCTTGCCTTTGTTCTATTTCAGCAATTTTTGCATTTGCAGTTTGAAGTCCAGCTTGATCACCAAGAGCTGCCAAAATTCTAGCAGATGTTCTTTCAGCTAATCCATTATGTAAATCTGGTGGAATATAAGGTATAATTGATTCATTTGCGAGACAAATATAGTCCCCAACTTTTAAATTAGCAAGTGTAAGTTGTACCGTTGAACCAATATTAATAGCCGGATTTATTCCAACATTATTAACAGTTCCAGTCGGAACAAGTAATGAATGTATTGGAAATGTTATAGTAGTTCCACTTATTCCAGTGTTCGGAATTATAATATCATAAAGATAGATTTTATGACCAGGTTCTGTTTGAAGAAAATCAATAAGTGTATTATTAACAAATAATGGACCACTAATATTGGTTTCACTATCAGTATAAGTTGATGGAAGAGATTGAAAGTTTATTTGCATGGATTTTGAAGGTATTATAAATCCATAAATATTTGATGTTGTTATCATTGTAAAAATATTACTAAATTGCAAAGTAATTAAATTTGTACTTGCCGCAGCAGATATTATGGATCCAGATTGATTTGTGTAAAAAGAAAGAGTGGAAGTTGCATTAATTGCTGCTGATAAACTAGCAGCTGTTGTAGTATTGTCCACACCAATCATAAATTGATTAGGCGAAGTAAAAGTTCCAGCTGTTCCAGGAACTAATATAGAATATGGAATTATGAAATTATTAGCATCTATAACCTGAATTTGATAAGTTCCATCGATTATTGGATTGGAATTACTACCACTTATTACTACTGCTTGACCAGAAGTAAGTTGATGTCCAGCAGATGTTACTTGAGTTTGATCTTGAGAATAAGAAGTTATCGCAGTGATAGTTCCACCCAATGTATTTACTGCAGTGTAAATAGGAGCATTGAGAAATCTAGGATTTAATATTAATTCGTTGGGAACACTATTAAATGGAAAAGTGTCAACATATGAGGGATTCAGATTAATAGTCAAAGTATCTAGTGGATTAATTAAACTATTGTTTATTTGGATATTTTGTCCAAATGATTGAATAATAGCAGCTCGATCATTTTTAACTAATTGATTTGGTCTTAAAAAGAATACGAATACAAGACTTCCAGTAGGACTATTAACCACGCCTGGAGTCAATACAACATCATTACCTTGAACATAAAATGTATGAATTGCTTGATTAGATCCACCATTCATTTGATAGAATGCTTTGTCATGCTCTTCAATACGAGTCATTTCAAAAAGATTCCCATTTTGATCTTGCCAAAATAAATCACGTAATTTCATACCCGTTGCACGATTGGGTATGGGATAAATATTTAAATTGGTTTGTAATGGCATGACTTTATAGGTTACAAAATACTCTTCATGATAAAGAAGTACACTTGGAACTTGAGCAATAAACATCTCTTCGTTCGCAAACGATAAAATATCATTATTTGTAAATGTAACTTGACTAACTGGAAAAGAGATCTTTCTCTTTACAGCAGCTATTAAATCATCAGATGTATACCAGGGGGTTCCCATCTATAAAATCCTCTTAAAAGTTTAAAGTTAATTATAAAAATTTATAGTTAACTTTATTAGGATCTTTTAGATTCCATCTTTTGTTTCATTTTCATGAGTTTTGCAAGTTGAGCATCAAGTTCTTCTGAACTCATTTCATCTTCAGATGAATCTTCATTATGATCTAAATCACTACTATCTGAATCAGAAGCAGGACTCATATCTTCAGAATCATCAGATTCTTCTCTTGCAGAATAACCTTCATCAGATTGATCCATATCAGGAGATTCAACTTCTCCGCCTTCATTAAAATGAAAAGCTTGTCTCATGGAATCTTGAGCAGATTGTGCTTGATTTGGATCCATGGGGACTTGTCCACCATCAGCCATACCAGGCAATTCTCTACCTAATTCATCAGATTGATCTTCTCCATTATGTTCATCAAGAGCCGATTTATAATCACTATAAGGTGCTTCAGCATTTGTTTGCATCTGACCTTCTTGATCTTGAGAAACAATTCCTTTAGCTTTGTCTAAACCAGCAGCTAAACCTTGTTTACTATTGGACATAACAGATACCTTTTTCAGGCCATCCATTTTATCGCCCATCATTTCAGAAGCAGCGCCACGCATCTCGTGAACGGCATCCATTTTAGCTTTTTTCTCTGATGGGGAAAGATCTCTCTTTTTAGCCATCATTTTCATTAACTTCTCGTGCATTTTATTAATCCTCTAATCTTACAAGTGATTGTATGTTTCTTGGAGTGATTTTCCACCATCTGTTGAAACAGAAATAGTGCTATTCAAAGTCGTAACTTGAACAGATGCAGGTGTACAACCAGCTTCAATTTCTGTTAAAAGATTGATGCATCCTTGAATGGATTCATAAACCTTTGTAGGAAGTTGAGTTTTATCGTTCAATGTTTGAATAGTATCATTCGGCACATTGATCAAAATATTTACGTAGGGCATTAGAAACTCCTTTTTAGTAATGTTAACAATACACCTAATGCACAGACTGCCTGTATAATAGATGATAATTTTATAATAAACGGATAATAACGTTCTTTAATAACTTCTTTAAATTCTATTTCTTTAACTATAATAGGAACTTCCACTGTCACAATTTTTTCAATATATATAGGAACTTCTCTTATTATTTCTTTATATTCAATTTCTTTAATAATTACAGGTACTTCGATGGTTTTTATCTCAATTTGAGGTATAAACACATTCTTTTCAATACTTTGAATTTGTGCTGGTAAATCTAGTTTGGGTATATATTCAGGACCAAATCTAAAGTTACTTAAACTAATTCCTTCTTTTACAGCAGCTGCTATCTTATCAGAATCAATCGATAATTCTAATTTTTCTCCACCAACTAACACTACCCTATCCGCATCCTGTGATTCATCAAACTTTCTATTGATGATTTGATTGGTATCTAATTGGCTAAAATTGGTGTTTTTCATGCTACTTTATAGTTGTTAATTCTCTTTTAAACGCTTGTTGTTATTGCTCTAAATTTGATCAAAGCTGTAAAACCAGTAGAAGAGCTAATATATTGAACTTGTCCAGCATTTGTTATGCTGAAAGTAAT